CGACACCTTCGGGTGACGTGGTGGCAGGTTCCCCGCAGCCGGCGGGGGTTCAGGGCATGGACCTGGACGCGCAGATCACGCGGCAGCGGATGCTGGCGAGGAACGCGGCCCTGGATGTGAACACCGCGAACCTGGACGCCCAGCAGGCTCCGCAGACGGGTGCCCGTCTGGTGTCGTCGTTCCGTGGGGACAGGGCGAAGGGTCGGGACGAGCTGCGCCAGTCCCTCCTTGTTCGCAGTCAGGAGAACGCGGCGGCGGCGCAGAAGGCGAAGCTGGATTGGTTGTCGGAGCAGCTTGGCGCGGAGGGTGACAAGGCGAAGCTGTCGTCTCAGGAGCGGATCGCGGCGGCGAAGATCGAGTCCCAGGAGCGGATCGCGGGGAAGAACGCTGCGATCTCCGCGCAGAAGCAGCAGGCATCAGCGGCCGCGGCAGCACAGAAGAAGGCGGCGGCGGCGACGGCGGCGTACAACAAGCTCAAGAATCAGTGGCTCGCGAAGATGAAGAACTTCACGACCGCCGACGGCAACGATTTCTTGAACCAGGCGACATTTGGCGGGTCGGTGAACGTCGTCAAGGATCCGGGCACTGGCGCGGTGACTGGCACATTCAACACGGGCGCGGTGCCGGTGGGAACCATGTTCTCGCAGGCCGTCGCCGCCGGCTTGAAGCCGATGGATGTGGTCCGGATGATGCAGGCGTCCGGCGTGAACTGGTCCGGCATGAACGGTGGCGCCCAGTACCTGTACGCGGCGCTCAAGCCGTACTACAAGAACGATGCCGGAGCCCGCGCCGCAGTAAAGAGCATCGTCGGGTACGACCCGTTGCAGCAGGGTACGAAGCGCTCCGGGGTCATCGGGGGCTAGCAGATGGCGACGATCAGGATCACGCCTGTCTCGCAGTCGCCGATTCGTGTCACACCGGTTTCGCAGTCCACTGTCCGGGTGACCCCTGTCGGCAACTCGCCGATCACCGGCCAGAAGGCGGTGACGGCGCAACAGCTGTTCGCCCAGATGAAGGCGTCGCAGCGGAAGCGGTCGTGGTTCAACAGGCTCGTCACTGGTGTCGCAACTGACGCCGTTGACCTCGTGACCGCTGTTCCCGGCACAGTGAAGCTCGTCGGGCAGGCCGCGACGGGTGTCGGCGCCGGCGTCGCCGTACGCGGCCTGTGGCTCGGGGAGAAGATCACCGGCCAGAAGTTCGGTGCCACCTCCGCGTTGAAGGCGTACCGCAAGCGCATGGAAGACGTGTCCAAGCGCGCGGTGACAGGGACGATCGAGGACTACAAGAGGACGTACGGGCCCCTGTTCCGAGGTGACTTCGGGCAGTTCGGCGAGAACTTCCTCGAGCACCCACTGTTCATCACCCTCGACGCCGCGGGTGCGTACGGTGTCGCCGGTAAGGCGGTGAACGCATCGTCCCGGGCGGCGCGCGGCGCGGGGCTCACCCGTCCCGGTGGCGCGGTGGAACGACTCGCGGCGCGCGGCGCGGACTCTCCCCACATGCAGAAGCCGCCGAAGGCCCGGTACCTCGGGCTTTCGGATGAGGAGACCGGGGTGATCGGGACCGCCGTCGCTGTCCCCCGCGGCATTTACTCGCGGAACCCGATCACGCGGGAGTTCATCCAGAAGCCGACGCAGCGGGCACGCGACCGTGCGGGTGACTGGCTGTGGGACCACGCCGGTGGCCTTGACTCGAAGGCTGAACGGGTGATGCGCCGGCAGGCGGAGGATGTCGCGACGAAGTGGAGGGACCGTGCGGTCGCGGATACGGAGGCGTCCACAGAGACGTTCGCTGACGCGATCCGCGGGTTGGACCGCTCGTTCCGCGCCCGGTTCCAGGGGAAGAACAAGCGTGTCGAGCGTGACGCGGTGATGCTGCACGCCGTCGGTCTCCTCGGGTTCGGTGAGCGGGTCACGGGGCGCGCCGCGATGGACGCGGTGATCGACAGGCTCGAGGCCGGCGTCGAGGCGTCCACCGAACAGGGGAAGCGGACGAAGATGTCGCGCGCCCAGATCGAACGGTACCGGCAGATCCCCGATGAGCTCCTGGACTACGACACGCTGCCCGACCAACTGCGGGAGGCGGTCGACGCGGCGCGGGCGACGATCTCCGACTCGCAGGCCAAGTCGGTTCGCGCCGGGTTCATCACCCAGGACACCGCGCAGGCGGTGCCGGGTCGCGCGGCCCGTGAACTGGTCGGTGGTGAGGAGGACGTCCGGGGGCTCGGCCAGACGAAGAAGGGCGACCGGGTCGGTCTGCTGTCGGAGGAGGCGGTCCGGCGGATCGAGGAGCTTGACGAGCAGATCGACTGGGCGAACCGGAATGTCGCGTTCCTCAAGAGCCCGATGCCGCGTGCCGAGCGGGTTCGTCTGGTGCGGGAAGCCCGCCGGCAGTTGAAGCGGGCGGAGAAGTACAAGACGACGCGGGTGCGGGCGGCGAACGACGCGATCGCCAGGGCGGAGGGTGCCCTCGCCCGTATCGCGAACCCTGGCGCCCGGATCCCGAATCCGCGTGGCGACGCGCTCATCTCGACTGACGGGCGGGCGGGCCTGGTCCGTGACCTCGACCGGTACCGGGAGCGTGCGGCGGCGATTGACGCGGTCGTCCGGCCGGGGATCCATGAGTCGGCGGTGGGCCTCATCACGTCGAGTCGGGAGAAGGTGTCGGTCGCCGGGAAGCGGAAGGCGAAGCTGCGGTTCCGTTCGGCGGAGCACCACTACGGCCGCGTGGAAGATGACGTGCGGACCCTGGCAGCGTCAGGTGCCCCGGATGCCCGGTCTCTCGCGGATTTCCTTGGTGATGAGTCCCCTGTCGGTCCGGTTCCGACGGCCGCCGGCCGGAAGAGGGCGCTGTCCGAGAAGCAGATCGTCCGGCGGGCGGAGGCGTCCCTCGCGAAGGAGGGTGTCACCCGCCCCGCCCACCGCGCCAAACCGGTTAGTGCGACCGGGAAGCATGATGTGGGGGCCGCCGGGCGCAGGCAGAAGGTGTGGGAGGAATACCAGAAGAACAAGGTCGCCCCGTACGAGGAGCGGCTCGCAGCGCGTGTCGCTGAGATCCGTGCCGCCGATCAGGAAGCGATGAGGGCCCTGTCGCCCACGGAGATCGGTGAGGCGATCAAGAAGGAGATGTCTGGCGCCGGACGGGGGAAGAAGGAGAACGCAGCCGGACGTATCGCAGCGCTCGTCGGGAACCGTGTCCCGACCCTCGAGTTCCTGCGGGACACGTACCGCCAGCGGCTGATGGAGGTCGCTGCGAGGGAGGCGAAGGATCCGTCGCCGGCGAATCGGCGTGCCACGAGCCGGCGGCGATCGCGGATGAGGCGTACCGCGTTGGCGTGGAGCGGCGCCTGCGGGATGCGGAACCAGGGGTGCGGGCGGAGGCGATCTCCCGCGGCCTGATCTCCGAGGATGCGCCGTCCACGAACCCTCGTGTCGTCGCGTCCCTCCTTGATGAGCGGGATCGTGCCCGCGACGAGATATTCCGGTTGGAGGACGAGCTCGGACTCCGGGATCAGGATGTCGACGCATTGTTCGATGACGGGGCGGAGGTTGAGCGCAGGTCCGCACGGGAGCTTCGGGAGGAGAACACGCGGCGGGTCCACGCACCTCGCGAGGAGGGGATGTCTAGGCGGCAGCTTGCGGCGGAGATCAAGGAGCTCGAGGCGAAGGGCATCCACGTCACCGGCGAGGAGTACGCGCGGCTGCATGAAGCCCGCGGGGAGCGTGAACGCCGACGCCTGTTCGACCAGATGTTCCGGGATGAGGGTCCGGTGGCGCAGGCCGTCCAGGCGATCGAGGACGCGAACCTCGACAAGGCCGCCATTCGCGCCGGCTACCAGCCGAAGGAGATCACCGCTGAGGTCGCCCGGCTGTCGGAGGAGGTGGTGGAGCGGGAGAAGGAGTTGGCGGTCGCCCGGAACACGGAGATCGGTTCCCGCAGTGACGTGGACGCCGCGCGGCGGGAGGCGAAGCGGCTGCGTGAGATGCGGAAGCTCGTGTCGAACCCGAAGGCGGTGGACAGGAGGATCGCGGCTCTCGAGAGGAAGGGTGAGTCCGGGAAGATCACCGACGACGAGTACCTCGAGCTCGTGGATCTCCGTGAGGTCCGCAGCCCGGACCGGTCGAGTCCCGTTCCTGTCGAGTACGCGGACGTGATCCCGACGGTCCGGGAGTACATGCGGGATGTGCGCGCCCGGATCAGGGCGGGTGACGACGCACCGGAGCTCCCGGAGATGCTGTCGGTGTCACCGAACGTGGACATGCATCCCCCGGTGGTGGAGGCGGCGGCCCGGACGTCCGCTGCGATTGACCGTGCGGCGGCGGCCGTCGTGGACGGGAAGGGTGTGGAGCGCGCGTTCCGGGATGTGGAGCAGGCGTACTTCCTCGAGCGTGAGGCGCGGATCAACGCTGTCCGGGACGTGGAGGGCATTGAGTGGGTGGACGCCCCGGATGCGCAGCACCTCCCCGCGGTGCCGGCGGACAAGCTGTCCGGTTCGGGCGGTACCCCGTACCAGTCGGCGCGTGGTCGCATCACGCGGGAGAAGGCGAAGCGCGGCACCGGAACGATGCGTCGGAGCGGCAACTTCCAGGTCGTTGAGAACATGGTGATGGAGCAGGCGGCGCGGGCGTCGATGATGGCGGTTCACCCGAGCTTGGTGAAGGAGATGATCGATACGTTCGCCGCCCGGACGAAGGGTGGCAGCGGCAAGATCGTCCGGGGGAACCGGGTGCTGGCCGTGATGCGGTCCGACCCCGACCGGTACACGCCGATCTCCGCGACCGCCCTTGACGGCCTGTTCGGCAAGAGCCGGCAGCTTGCGGAGGGTGATTGGCTCGACGCCGGCGTCGTGAACGACGTGCTCCGCGGCGACGGTTCGCAGCTTGTGGTGAAGCGGAAGGAAGGCGGGTATGCGTTCGCTCATGGCGTGACCCCGCAGGACGTGGTGCTCATCCCGAAGGAGGTGGCGAAGGGGTGGGCGGACGCGACGAAGCCGAAGCGCCTCAAGGGGTTCGACACGGTGATGGACAATTGGAAGGCGGGGATGCTCGCCCTCCACCCGCGCTGGTACGTGTACAACCTCGTCGGCAACACGTTGCAGTTCGGGATCATGTCCCTCGGGGATATCCGGTCGATCGTGGAGACGAAGCGGCACCGGAAGCGGATCCAGGCGGCGCTCGGCGAGGCCGGACAGGACGTGCATCGCGCGTCACTGGCCCGTGACATGGCACTCGACCCGGGGCTGTCGCCCGGCATGTATAAGCGGATCACGGACTTCGGGTTCCGGTTGAACGACCGGTTCGAGGGGTTCCTCCGTGACGCTGCGATGTGGTCGGCGACGAAGCGGGAACTGCGTCTGTCGGATCGCAGCAGCGTCCGGTCCCGGCGGGCGTCGGTGGACGCCATCGAGGACGCCCTGTCGGACATCCGGCCGGACTCCCCGATCCTCGCCGAGGCGGCCCGCACCGCGAAGCTGTTCATGGGTGACTACCGGCGGTTCAGTCCACTCGAACGCACGGTGTTTCGCCGCATCTTCCCGTTCTACTCGTGGCTCAGGGTGATCTCGAAGCTCACCCTGTCGCTGCCGGTGAAGCACCCGACGCGCACCGCCCTGATGTCGGTGATGGCGCAGGCGTACTACAACTCCCTGACCCCGGAGGAGTACGCGCTCGAGAAGCTCCGCCCCGTCTATGACCGCGGCGGCATCGGCGTCGGACCGTTCACTCTGAGGACCACGTCGATGAACCCGTTCGCGACGGTCGCCCCTTACGTGGAGGCGGTAGGTAACAGGTCGCTCAACGAGGGGATCTCGGCGCTCGCCCCGTCGATGAACCCGCTGGCGACCCCGGTGATGCAGGCGGCGTACGGCCGGTCGGCGCTCGGTGGCCGTGACTTCTCCTCCCCTATCGGCCATGACGGTGCGTTCAGCGTGTTCGGGTCCGACGAACTCAGGATCAACCCGGTCACCGGGTCGGTGGAGACCGCGCCGCCGGCGCGCCCGTCGCTGCTCGAAGGGTTCTCCCAATCCCTCCTTCCGTTCTACGGGGCGGTCGGCAGGCGGGCGGTGTCGTGGGGTGAGCGGCCGTATGACACGGCGAGCACACCGACGATCTTCTTCAACAGGGCATTTGGGTGGGGTGACCGGGACCGGATCTTCAAGCCGGAGTCGAAGACCCCGCGCGTGTCGACGCCCGTCGGGCCTGGCGGCCTCGTTTCGATCGCGGCGGGTGAGGCCGGGTTCCCGATCACGCGGCGCGACGAGGACGCCGAACTGGCTCTCAGGCTCAAGCTGTGGGAGAAGTACCGGAAGGCGCGTATCAGCACCGAGAAGAAGATGAAGGCTGGGGGTTGACATGGGGTACAACGCTGACCTGTTGAAGGCCGCCCGGATCTACGGCCGGAAGTACGGTATTGATCCGACGTTGCTGATCGCGACGACTCTCGTGGAGTCCGGTGGCCGGCTGGACGCCGTCGGGGATGGCGGCCACAGCTTCGGCCCGTACCAGATGAACGATCAGGGTCGGCTCAAGTCGGCGGGGTTCACGCAGCAGCAGGCGATGAACCCGTACCTGGCGACGGAGGCCGCCGCGCGGGAGTACGCGAGCGTCGCGAGGCGCTACGGGGTGTCGGGGGCTCAGCTTGCGTCGGACGCGCAGCGGCCGTTGGACCGCGCCGGCTACCGGAAGAAGATCAACGATGCGTTGCCGCAGGCCCGCGCGATTCTTTCCGGGCAGGGCGGGGCGATCGACTCGTCCTACTTGAACGCACCGGTCACCGGCTCGGACGTCGACAGTGGCGACACGACGACGGCGGGCGGTGTGCCGGCCCGGCCGCAGTTGGATGCGGGGACGATGCAGCGGCTCGTGAAGTGGATTGATGACTCGTCCGCGGCGGCGAGGCGGGGTGAGGTGCTCGACCTGCCGGCCGGGACGATCGAGGCGGTGAAGGCGGCGAAGGCGAGGGCACTCACCGCGGGCTCCGCACCGGCCGACGACGGCCACGACCACGGCGCCGAGTACCAGACGTTGTCCGGTGGGTATGCGGGTGAACTCTCGGGATCTCCGATTGACCGGGCTGGGGCGCCGACGTCGCAGGCGATCCTCGACTATGCGCGGAGGGTGTCGTCGTTCTACGGGAGCCCGATCCAGTTGGGGACGGGGACGCAGCACAACCGGATGACGACGTCGGGGAACGTGTCGGCGCACTGGTCGGGTAACGCCCTGGACCTCCCGTCGTCCGGGTCGAATCTGACGAGGATGGGGCAGGCCGCGCTGATGGCGGCGGGGATGCCGCGGGCGGAGGCGGTCCGCCAGAAGGGCGGCTTGTTCAACTACGGCGGCTACCAGATCATCTTCAACTCGAACACGGGCGGCAATCACTACGACCACCTGCACGTCGGGTTGCGCCGGTAGGTGCGCTCGACCCCTAGTTGTAGACTGCGGGTATACAACTAGGGAGGCTCGTCGTGTTCAAAGCGTTTCTGCGGCGGAACGACATTGGCGTCGGTTCCGTGTTCTCGTTCGTCATCGTCCCGCTCGTCGCTGCTGCGATGGCGGTCCTCGACAAGGTGGACGTGTGGTCCCTGACCCCCGACCAGATGTGGGGTCTTGCGAAGGCGGCGTTCGCGTCGTTCCTCGTCGGTGCCCTCGGCCGGTTCGGCCAGTCCGTCGCCCTCAAGTGGGGTGCCTACCGGATCCCGCCGCGCGCGGACGACATCGTCAAGCCGGGCGAGTCATTCGAGGTGTCCGCGCCGGAGGGGCTGGTCTAGATGGCCCGCTCGAAGATCACTCCGCGCCGCGCGATCTTCCTTTCCTCCCCGCACATGCGCGGGGAGGACGTGAAGGAAGTCCAGCGGCGCATCGGCGTGAAAGTCGATGGTGACGCCGGACCGGTCACCGCGTCCGGCATCGCCCGGTGGAAGCGGTACGCCGGGTACCCGGAGAACGAGATCAACAACGGCATCGGGATCAAGGGCCAGAGGATCCTGTTTCAGATCGATCCTCTCCCCCCCGACTACCGTGCCCGCGCCGTCAAGCGACGGAAGGAGGCGGCGTCCCGCGTGGATGTCGCGGCGAAGGCCGTGGACCTGATGTACCTGTGGGCGCAGGCGGGGCTCAAGGAGGTTCCCGCCGGGTCGAATGTCGTCCCGTACCTCGTGAAGCTCGCGAAGTCCCGTGGCGTCACGTACTCCCCGGACATGGGGTTCCCGTGGTGTGAGTGGGCGGCGAACCTCGCGGCCCTCGTCCACGGCGGGGAGTCCGCGAAGGCAGGGCTCGTGGAACGCAAGTGGAACGCGGCGTACACAGTGTCGGCTGTCGTGAACGCCCAGGACGGAAAGTTCCATTCCCGGCTTGTGTCCCCCGCCTCGGCGCCGAAGGGCGCGAAGGTGTACTTCGACTGGACCGCTGGCGGCGACATCGTCCAGCACGTCGGCCGGCTCCTTCGTGTCGAGGGTGATACGGCGGTGACGGTGGAGGGGAACACGTCGGTGAGCGGGTCGCAGGACAACGGGGGCGCCGTTCTTGTCCGGCGTCGGCCCCTGTCGCAGGTGAAGTTCGCGGTCCTCGATTCCTAATCGCACACCCGGGGTTGACAACATGTGTCCTTGTTGTCTACTGTGGGTGTGTGTTCAGGAACGATCGTCTTCGGAGGGCACGTGCCCGTCGCAAACTCACTCAGGGTGAGGTTGCCGACAGGGTGCGTGCCCTCGGCGTTCAGTGCTCGGAGGACCACGTGTCCCGGTGGGAGCGCGGCGTGGTGGCCCCGAGTGTCGTGGCGTTCGCCGCGCTGCTCGTGGTGCTGCGGGTGAAGGCGTCGGACCTGGTGGTCCTTGGCATCGAACAGGAGATGAAGGTGGACGACGACGAGACGGTGGATGACCACTACCACGACTACTGCGCCGGTGAGGTCGCGGTGCTCGCCGGGGGTGAGTGCTGATGACGGACGAGGACGTCGTGTACGTCACGCCGGGTGGCCGCCCGAAGAAGCACGTGCCGTATCCGGCGACGGCGCCGACGTTGAAGCGCCGGCCGCCGGAGGAAACGGACCGGCTGCTCGAGCATTGCCGGCAGAACCCGGGCTCGTGGGTGCTGCTGGATGTGCGGGCGTCGGCGCGGTCGGCGGCGGACATGGCTGGCCGGTGGCGGCGCAGGCGGAGGAACGGTCCGGGCCGCTGGGAGTTCGTGGCGCGGACGAAGACGCTGCCGACGGGGCGGGTTCAGCACGGCGTGTACGGCGTGTGGCGCCCCGAGGAGGCTGGCAATGGGAAGTGAGGTTGCCACCACAAGGTCGAGGTACACGGCCCTGTCGATCGGGACGAACGACGGACTGTCGCGGATGGAGCGTATCGCGACTGTCATGGCGTCGTCCGGTGCGTTCAAGGACGCGAAGGGTTCGGCGCAGGCGTTCGCGAAGCTCGTCATCGGCGAGGAACTCGGCGTCGGCCCGGCGGCGGCGATGGCACAAATCTTCTTGTTCGACGGGAAGGTGACGTTCGGTGCGTCCCTGATCGCGAGTCAGGTGAAGGGCAGCGGACGGTACCGCTACCTGGTCACGGAATCGTCGGCGAAGCGGTGCGAGATCCGCTGGTCCGAGTTCCTTGATGACGCATGGACTGAGGTCGGTGTGTCGGAGTTCACCCTCGAGGAGGCGAAAACGGCGGGGCTTCTCGGGAAGGACAACTGGCGGAAGTACCCGTCGGACATGCTGTTCGCCCGCGCGTTGACTCGTGGCGCACGCCGGTACTGCCCGGACGTGTTCGGTGGCGGGTCGGTGTACACGCCGGAGGAGGTCGGCGGAAACGTCGATGAGGACGGGAACCTCATCATCGATGAGGCCCCCGCCGGGTCTCCCCCGCCGCCCCCGGATATCCCGGAGGATGACGGGCCGGCGTTGTCGCCGGTGGAGACGGCGAAGGCCGCGATCGTGGAGGCGCGCACCCACTTCGGGAAGGACGAGGCGGACGAGGCGATCGCCACCGTGCTGCTCGACGAGTTCGACAAGACATTCGCGGAGCTTGACGACGTCGAGTACGAGCGGCTCGCGGACGCGATTCACGGGTTGATCGCGAGTCGCACCGCGGACGGCGCCGTCGTGGAAGACGCGGCGTTCGAGGAGGTCGCCGACACGGCGCCCCGGGCGTTCCAGGTGGCCGGGTCGAAGGGTGCGGAGTACACGGTCACCGTCCATGAGGACGGGTCGTGGGACTGTTCGTGCCCGGCCCGCGTCGAGGACTGCCGTCACGTGAAGGCGATCCGCCGCCCGTTCCTCGGTGAGGACGGGCTCGGCACCGGGTGGCTGTGGCCGGGGGATGACGGGTACGACAACGCGCCGCCCGCGTCGAGTCAGGACGTGGTGGACAAGGTGGAGCGCACCCTCGCCCGGAAGGACGCGGAAGCCGCCGGGGAGGCGGAGGCGGACGGCGCCCCGGCACCGGAGGCCGACGACTTCCTCGAGTTGATCGAGATGGGCAAGGCGCAGGGGTTGACGGACGTCGAGGCGATGCAGGCGCTCGCGAGCGCCGGGGTCGGTACGACGGCGAAGTTGCAGACCGCGAACGGAAAGCTGGTGGCCCGTGGGGCGATCGCATCGGCGGCGAACGAGAAGCGCAAGGCAGGCCGGAATGAGTAGCTGGCAGTCGTTCCTGGTGGCGTGGCTGGCGTTGTGCGCCGCCCTCTACTTCGTGTTCCTCGTCGCGGATAAGGGCGGCCGGCTGTGGCACGTGTTGCGCTGCCAGTGCGACGGGTGCTCGGCGAACCGGCGGATGTCCCGGTACCTGGTGCGCCGTTCCCTCGCGGCGTCGTGGCTGCCGGGGTGGGCGTGCCTCATGTTGGCGGGCAACACGCGGCGTCTGCTGTGGCTTCTCCGGCGTGGCGGTGAGCGTCTGGCGATCCCGTTCACGGCGGGCGGCCCGTTCGACGGGCAGGAGGGCTCCCCCATGGGGCGCACCGGCGTGTGGGCCCACATTCTGGGGGCGGTGGAGCCCGTGTGGTTCTCGGGCGCGTCGCTCGAGGAGGACGGGGTGTTCTACGAGTTCGACCCGGTCCGGTGGGAACTCAAGTTCGCGGGGATGGGGCCGGACCCGACGCTGGTTGAGCATGGGGAGGCGGCGTGAGCGTCCAGCAGATGCAGGCGTTGGCGGACCGGGCGCGGCAGCTTCTCGAGGCGAAGGCGGCGGCGATGGTGATGCTCGGCGACCTGAACCGGAAGCTCGAGGAGTTGCGCGACGAGATGGTCGCTGCGGGGGCTGAGGCCGGCGGCGTGTGGGACATGCCGGACGGTGAGGTGAAGCTCGAGCCGGGTCGCGTGACGACCAGGCGTGGGGTGGATACGCGGTGGCTGGACGACCACTTCGAGGATTTGCCCGCCGACGTCCGTGAGCTCGTGGACGTGAAGGAGACCGCGACGGTGTCGATCGACCATCGGGTCCAGGCGTCAGAGATCGCCCGGCTCGTTGAGCTTGGCGCGGAGTTCGAGACGAAGAACAAGTGGCCGAAGGTGTCGGACCTCGAGGAGCGCCTGCCGCCGGAGGTCGCGGAGCACGCGATCACCAGGCAGGTGCGTGACAAGCCGGTGCTCGTCTTCGAGCAGCGGGGAATCGCTGTCGGTCAGAACGACCGGGCATAAAGGAGGGTGGAAACGGTGGATGTGACGGAGCGGGAGATGGACCCCGACATCGGTTCGGAGTTCTTCTCAGAACAGATGTACTACAGCCTGTCTCGAGAGACGCGCGCCGAGCTCTCGAGGGAGTGGACTAAGGCGACGGGCGAGTTGTCGCCGATCGAGCGTTACGTCGGTCGGGTGGAGGACGTTCTGTGGGGGCGCGGCAAGTACAAGCTGGCGCGCGCGGTGGTCGCCGCCGCACAGACGGTCCGCGAGTCGCGCTTTTCCTTTATGAGCCGGGGGATGGTGGCTCCTGTTATGGACATCCCGGAGGACAATTTCGCGGGTGAAATCCCGGAAACCCCAGTGGCTGCTGGGACTCCGATGCCGGTGGAATGGACACCTGGGGTGGACACCACGGCGCCGGATAGCGGTGTCGCCCAGTCCGTCGATGAGATCCGCGACGCACTGCGCGTGAAGGGCGGTGCGTGATGGCCCTGACCTACGAGGAGAAGCGGGCCGTCGCGCGGGAGGTGTCAGCTCTCGTCGAAACGGACGTGATCCGGGAGGGGATCGTGGTCGCCTTCCAAGAGTTCCCGAGCCTGCTGAGGAACGAACGGCAGCAGGCAGTCATCACCGCGCTGATCTCCCACTGCCTGACCATCGGGTACGCGCACGGCCGTGGCATCCCGCTCGGCGACCTTCGTCTCACCGACGAGGAGAAGCAGGACGAGATGGCGCGCCTGGCAGAGCACTACACCTTCTTCGGTGGTGCGTCGTGAGGCGGCTCGTCGCAGCGCTCGTCCTCCTCGCGACATGGGTGGGGGCCGCCACAGCGTCCGTCAATCCGAAGCAGGCGTGGCTCATCGACCGGGCCGCCGACTACTGGCGGTCCCACGACGCGACCCTCACGCAGTACCGCGTAGACCAGGCGACCACCACGACGGGGGCGGCCGCCGAGGTCGCGGTCTACCGGCATGGCGCGCCGGTCGTCCGGTATCACGACAGGATGGTGTGGCAGCCGCGGGCGTCCGCCGCGTTCGTCGCCCTCCACGAGATGGTGCATGTCGCGCAGCGCCCCGCGTTCACTGATGGCGGCTACCGGAGGAACCCCGGGTGGTTCGAGGGGATGGCCGACGCGCTCGCGTCGGATCACCTGTGCCCGTTCATGTCTCGGACGTGGGGGCGTGCCGTCGCGCTTCGCGAGTGCCGCGGGTGGGTTGGCGCGTATCCGCGTGAGGAGGCGGTGTTTCGTGCGTATAGCGCCCAGGCTACGGGGTATCCGGGGTGGTCGTATCCGGCGCGGATGTGGCGGCTCTGGTCACTGAGGGAGGTGTCCCGGTGACCGGCGTCGTGTTCACACTGATCGCCCTCGCCGTGTTCGGGGCGTGCCTGATGCTCCTGGACTTCGTGCTCGAGGCGCGGGACCGGCGACGGCGGGAGCGTCAGCGGCGCCGGCGTGTCGAGCGAGCCCGTGGAGGTGAGTCGTGACCAACACCACGCTGGTCTGGCAGCACGTGGTCGATGACCGCTGGAACGAGGCGCAGTCGCTCATAAACGAGATGGAGCGTGAGGAGATCGCCGCGATTGCGAAGCTGGCCGGGCAACTCTCGGCGGTGGCGTGGCGAGTCCATGACCGGAAGCTCGGGTTGGGTGATGTGTCGTGAACCGTGATGAGCGGAACCGGCTCCTCCTCGCAGCGGAACGCCGAGACCCGTACGCGATCCGCGATTGCCTCGAGGTTCTTGGCACGTACGACATCGCTCGTCTTCGGCGGAATATCGCGCTCATCGACAGGATGGCGGAGAGGGAAGTCGAGTGGCGCGAGGACGTCAACTCTCTCGTGTGGAACGTCCGCCAGGGGCGGCAGACGTGACCAAGCCACGGGAGACGGAAGCAGGGTTCCAGCAGGCCATCATCGATCTCGCCCACCTCAACGGATGGCTGGTCGCCCACTTCCGCCCCGCACAAACCCGGGCGGGGAAATGGGTGACGCCCGTCGCCGCCGACGGCGCCGGGTTCCCGGACCTCGTACTCGTCCACGACGACCGCGTGCTGTTCCGGGAGTTGAAGACGGCGAAGGGTCGCGTGTCCGTCGCGCAGATGCACTGGATCGACGCGCTCGAGGTCGCTGGCGCGGACGCCCGGGTGTGGCGCCCTAGGGATTGGCCGGAGATCGAGGCGACGCTGGTGGTGAACCGTGGCCGGGCGTAGCGATACGCGCCAACTGGTGCGGCGCCTGCGGAAGCTCGGACTGGACGTCCGTGTCGGGCCGAACGGCCACTACCAGGTGTTCAGGGGCGGGGTGTACGTGACGACGTTCGCGTTCTCCCCGTCGGATTCGAGGTGGCGTCAGAACGCTGTTGCTGACCTACGGAGGAAGGGTATTCGTGTCTGATGTTGTTGGGATTCGTGCGGCGGTGGCGATCACTGGCCTGTACGAGAAGAAGATTCGGGTCATGGCGCATAAGGGGGTGTTCCCGTACCTGCGGGATGAGAAGGGTTTCATGATGTTCTCCCGTGCGGCGCTCGAACGGTGGGCGCAGGCGCACCCGGCGCACAAGCGGGAGGGCGAGTGAATGTCGTGTCCCTCTGCTCAGGCGTCGGCCTCATCGACCTCGGCCTCGAATGGGCCGGAATGCGAACCGTGCAGGTCTGCGAAATCGACCCGTGGTGTCGAGGGATCCTCGAGCAACGGTTCCCGGACGCCGCCGTCCACGACGACGCATGGACCATCCAACCCGAGCCGTGCGACCTCGTCGCAGCCGGGTTCCCCTGCCAGCCCGTCAGCGTCGCCGGCAGGCGAGCAGGGCAGGACGACGACCGGTGGCTGTGGCCTGCCGTCGAGCGAGCAATTCGCCTGGCTCGACCCCGCTACGTCCTCCTGGAAAACGTTCCAGGTATCGCTTCTCTCGGACTTGGAGACGTTCTGCGGGGCTTGGCCGTCCTCGGGTTCGATGCGGAGTGGACGGTGTTCGGAGCGTGGCAGACGGGAGCCCTTCACCGGCGGGATCGGTGGTGGCTCGTCGCTACTTCCGACCCCGACGTCATCCGAGTATGGGACGAATCGGGGGGGTTCTTCCGGGCTGGTTGGGCCAGCTCGGCCGTCGCTTGGGCACATGGCCCGGCACGACCTGTGGCCGACACCGCAGGCGAGCCAGGGAGGGCAGACGCTGCCGGAGGGGTCAACGGACACGGGCATCGGCCGGGATGGGAAGAAACGGACCGTCGGTCTGTCTCACGCGGTGAAGCGGAGCATGTGGCCGACGCCGACGAAGACCGACGGTGTGAAGGCGTGGGCGTCCCCTCCGGGCGACGGGTCGCGTGGCCTGGACACCTTGTCGGGACAGGTGCAGAACCGGATGTGGGCGACGCCGACGCGCGCGGACGGGCTGGGTGGACCGGACTACCGGATCAGGCCGAACGGTGCGCCACTCCGGAGTCAGGTCGGCGGGAGCTTGAACCCGGCTTGGGTGGAGTTGCTCATGGGCTGCCCGGCGGGGTGGACGGACCCCGACGTGACGTTCCCCTCCCCGCCCGCTGGCTTGACGGGACATGGGAAGACGGGGTGCCGAGGGTGACGACGGTGACGGATCATCGGGCGCGGAGGTTGTCGGCGCTCGGGAACGGTGTGGTGCCGCAGTGCGTCGAGCTCATCGGCCTGCGGATCCAGCAACTCGAGGCCCGGCCGGGCTAGGCGAGGCGGTGGTCGGGCGCGGCCTGGCTTGTCAGGGCTGTGGCACGGCAAGGCTGAGGCTTGGGCGCATCGCGCACACACACAAATTTCTCTCATGGCGAGGCTCGGCGAGGCTCGGCGGGGCCCGGCTAGGCCGGGCGCGGCGTGGCAAGGCTTGGGCGCATCGCGCGCATCACAAACGAAAGGGTGGAATCTGAAATGCAGGTGACCTACAAGCTGGTTGGAACGCGACCGATGCTCATGCACAACGGGCGTCTCGTGGATCCCCTCGATCCGCACGTGAAGGCGATCAAGGAGATCACCGGGAAGCGGAGCAAGACGGACGACGACATCGAGGAACTCGCCGTCCGCGAATTGATCGGCGGCATGTACTTCAACGACGACGGCCCGTGCATCCCTGGCGAGAACATCGAGGCGTGCCTGCGGGACGGAGCGAAGTTCCGGAAGCTCGGCAAGCGGATGCAGCAGGGCGTCATGGTCCTGGACTTCGAGGCGCGCCTCGAGTACGACGGGCCGCGCACACCGGAGGAGCTCGCAGTCGACGTCCGGTTCCGTAGTCGTGTGCCGGCGAAGGTCGGGCAGCAGAGGGTCGTCAGGACGCGGGCACGGTTCACGCACTGGTCGTTGACGTGTGACGTGCAGTTCGAGGAGACGCACGTCGACGTCGAGGACATCGACCAGGCGTTTCGTGACGCCGGCCAGTTCATCGGGCTCGGTGACTGGCGGCCCCGCTACGGGCGGTTCACGGCGGAGAGGATCGGCTGATGGGGTTCGAGGCGAGTGGGGATCCGAAGTGGTTGCCGCTGTTCGAGGTTCTGCGCCGCCATGTGCCGGGTGATGTCATCGGGTACGACGAGCTCTTGGCGGACGCCGGGATGAGCCGGGACGTGGTGCATCGGCATGTGACGAGGGCGACCCGGGAGCTTGAGCGGGTGTGTCAGCGCACCGTTCGGAGTTTGCCGGGGGTCGGCTACCAGGTCGCGAGCGCGGGGGAGCATGAGGTGTTGGCTGCCCGCCAGCTTCGTTTGGCGCGCCGGCGGGTGCGGCGGAGCGCGGAGATCGTGAACTCGGCGAACCCGGAGGAGTTGGACGTGTCGGAGCGCCGGCGGCTCGAGAACTTGCAGATGCATGTGGCGAATGTGCAGCACGAGTTGGCGCGCCGGCCTCGGGGCGTGGTGGGCGAGTGATGGATGAGCTTTGGGATCGGGGGCGGGTGGCTCGGGAGGTGTTCGGGTCCGAGTCGATCGCTGCGGTCAGGGCGTCGGTGGATGCCGTGTTCGCTGCGGTGCCGACGGTGAAGCTGCCGGATCTGCGGAAACCGTTCGTCCGGCGGTCGGATGTGGAGCGGCTCCTCGAGGAGGGGCTTCGTACATGGGACGACGGGAAGGTGGCGTGATGATCGATCGCTTCGAGGAACGGATCTGGCTCTACACCGGAAAGGTGTGGTTCGAGGGAGGTGACGACACGGGCAATTTCGGTGGGGTTGGTGTCTGGGTTGAGGATGAGCATGTTGATATCGAGGTGGACGAGGGCTTTCAGGTCGCGAGGCTCTCCCCTGCTGCGGCGGTGCAGTTGGCGAAGGCGATTCTCACGGAGTACGACACGCCGACGCGGGGTGACGTGTGACCGAGCGGCTGTTCACGCTTCCGCCGTCCCGTACTCCTGGCGATCGACGCTCGGGGATGTCGTCGCACCAGTCCGCGAGCGCGGTCACGACGACGTGGCTCACGCCTCTCTGGATCATTGACGCGCTCGGTGGCTTCGACCTCGATCCGTGCGGCTACCCCGGGCATCCGACCGCGCGCCGGCTGATCTGCCGGCCGGACGACGGGCTCGAGGAGGAGTGGTCGGGGCGGGTCTGGTTGAACCCGCCGTACGGCCGTGAGGTCGGGGTGTGGCTCGAGAAGCTCGTGGAGCACGGCGACGGTATCGCTCTGATCTTCGCGAGGACGGAGACAGATGCGTTCTTCCGTGAGGTATGGGAATGCGCGGATGGGGTCTTGTTCATCCGGGGGCGCGTGACGTTCCTGCGGCCGGATGGTGAGAAGGCGACATCGAACAGTGGGGCGCCGTCGTGTCTCGTGGCGTTCGGCAGTCGGAATCTTCGGGCGCTCGAGGTGAGCAACATTCCTGGGGCGCTGGTGACCGACTGGTGCCCGCAGTGAGAGTGGATCTGGTGGCCGCCGGATGGCAGGATGTGTGAACAACAACATACGAGCGCGGAGGGTGGAACCGATGGCAAGCGCGCACATCAAGACGGTGAAGCGGAAGACGACGCGGTACGTCGTGCGGTACCGGCCGGGTGGCCGGTCGTCGCCGACGAGGCACGCCGGGTCGTTCGCGACGAAGAAGGAGGCGCAAGCGCGGCTCGAGCGGGTGCTCGCCGCACTCGCGGAAGGGCGGGAACCATCGTTCGAGATGGACGTGTCACCGTCCGTGTCGGTGGACGCCGCGTTCGACCGGTACGAGGCGTCCCGCCTGGACTGGTCGGCGGGCAGCGTCAAGGTGTTCCGGCAGGCGAAAGCACGTCTCGGCGGCCTCGGCCGGCGGAACGTGAAGGCCGTCACGGTGGAGGACGTGCAGGCATGGGTCGCCGGGTTGACTGGTGAGCTCGCGGCGTCGTCGGTGAGGAAGTACCTGGATCAGCTTCGCGTCGTGTTGGATGACGCCGGCCTCGAGCCGAACCCCGCCCGGTCGCGGCGCGTCCGGGTGCCGAAGGTCGATCGGGAGGAAGTGAACCCGCCGTCGGCGCGTGAGGTGGAGGTGATGTTGGATCAGCTTCGCCGGCAGGCGCGGACACGTTCGACGCGGCGGTACGCGCTGGTGTGTGAGGTGCTCGTCGCGACGGGCCTTCGTATCGGGGAGTTGCAGCAGGTGTCGTGGGGTGACGTGGACTTCACTGGCGGGCGTCTCAGGGTCGCGCGGGATAAGACGAAGGGTGGCACCCATGGCAGGCGGTTCGTGCCTCTCCCTGGTCGTCTGGTGGCGTCGCTGGCGGAGGCCCGGGGGGATGCGGGGCCTGGTGAGGACGTGTTCCCTGGTCTGTCGGATGACGGGTTGCGGAACTCGATGTCTCGGGCGTGCGAGAAGATGGGGATTCCCGTGTACTCGCCGCATGATCTGCGGCACCGTTGGATCTCACTTCTGGTGATGGCGGGGGTGCCGGTGACGAGGGTCGCGCAGATTTCCGGGCATGGGCGGGCGTCGGTGACGACGGACATCTACGGGCACGTGCTCATGGATGAGTCGGCGGAGGTGCTCGAGGAGATGAAGGAGTTGGTTTCGTGAGTAAAAGCATCGAGAGTCTTGCCACGCAGGAGCTCGAGTCCGGGGATGGCGTTCTCCTGTATGGCGTGTTCGCTGAGGATTACGGCTACCAGACCCGGTTTGGGGTGCGGGTCGAAGGGGCCGGCGTGATCGTGCTCGTGCAGGGGCAGGCGGATATGACCCCTGTCCGGGTCGATTTGACGCCGGCCGCGGCGCTCGAGGTCGCGGCGGCGATTGTTGAAAGGCACGGGGCGTCGTGATCGAGCGGATCGATGTGATGGTGCGTCGGGTGTCGTGGCGGTTGGGCACGGGTTGGGCACCGTGACTGCTGGCGGAGGGTGGAAAGCCGCTGTTTGCAGGCACGATGCCCTAGTGGGCGGTACTGGGCTCGAACCTGTTGTCCACTCTCAGTGTGTGATTGGACCCTATAACTACGGGGTTTTCGGCCCCTCAACGGGAGGTTCGGTGCGCGATGAGTGCGACGAATGACGGTGCGGTTGGGCACTGGTTGGGCACAATCGGTGGGCTGTTCGCGCTGCGCGAGGCCGTGACTTCGGTCGCGGTCTCCCATGGCGAGGGCTGCGGGTGCGTGACGTGCCGGGCGGCTGCCGGCGACGAGGACGCATGGCACGAGGTCCTGATCGCAGCGCTCGAGGAGCGTGGCTCGTGAGCATCCCCGATGCCTGGTCTCAGGAGATAGCGGCGGCGCAGAAGGCGGAAACCCCCTGCATTAGTGACGCGACCTATCCGGCGGCGCGGCCCGCACGGATGCGGGCGACCGCGGCGAGTTCGGAGGCGGCTTCGTTCAGCCGGCGTTGCGCGCGGGCCAGCAGGAGCGCGCACTCGTCGTCATCGGTGGTGAACGGTCCGCGCCGCAACCTCTCGCAGTCCTCGGCGAGGTGGCGGGTCAGCCTTGACGTGTCGGCGACCTGGTCGGCGTGCATCTGGTCGATGACGCCGGCCGCGCGCTTGCGGGCCCGCTCGCGGATGCCGTGGATGGTTGCTACCGTGTCGTTCGCGCTCATGGTGGAAGGCTCCTTAGTGATCTTTGGCTTGGCTCGTCAGGACGCAAAGGTGCCACCGTTTGCGCCGACCCGCCGGGGGCTTGACTCCCCCGGCGGGTTTCGCCATGTATCGGGCAGACTGTCCTCGAGGTTGAGGGGTCCGGCCCTAGTGACGCGCTGGTGTCACGCCGCCGCGGATTCACGGATCGCCCGCGCGGTCTCCGTCGCGATGAGGTGCCCGTACCGGTCGGGCCGAACGTCGATGCCGGCTGCCCGGTCATGCAGGATGAGGCGGCGCGCCGTGTCGAGTGCCCGGGCGTGCCGGGCGCTCGGCGCCGGCGGTGTGCCCTGTCGGACGCGGGCGAGGATCGCGATGCCGGCGCGGATCTCGGCGCGCCCCTGGTTGCGGCGGCGAATCTCGCGCGCCCATTCGGTGACCTGGTCGTGGTGCCACGGGTGGCGGGCTTCCGTGTTCGCTCGGGCGTCGAGGGTGAGTTCGGCGAATGCCTCTAGGGTGCCCTGGTCGGATTCGCGGGCGGTGTCCCGGCTCCATGTGCGGGCTTCGGTGTGGGTCATCGTCCGGCCTCCTCGGTGTCGCGCTCGGGCAGGTAGGCGGTGACGTGGTCTGCGACCCACTGCGCCCAGATGTCGGTGCTGATCCGGCGGGATGGTTCGGGGCCGCTCACTGGCGCATAGGCGACGTGTTCTCCGTGTTCGTCCCATAGATCGACTCCGAGCGCGACGCCACTTCCGAATCCCTGATCGGGGATGTCGGCGGCGCGGTTGACGCTGCACCCGTATCCTTCACAAGGGGCACCGAACGTGATCCAGTCGCGATCGGTGACGCACCCATCGGGGTCGGGTTGCCATTCGTTGCCTCGGTGGTAGGTGACTTCCGGTTTGCTCATGGTGTGGTGCTCCTTGCGTGTGGTGGCTTGGCTCGTCAGCGCGCCGGTTGCCATCCGGTCGCGGACGGTCGCGCCCTAGTGACGCGACCGTTTCGCCGTGGTCTAGCTCGTCCGGTACACGTCGTCCGGCGTCGTCACCTCCCATCGTTCTGCCGGGGTGGGGTCGGCGAGGGTGGAGGGGTGCGGCAGGTCGTCCGGCCCCGTGAGCGTGTAGTCCTCCCCGGTGATTCGTCCGGCGAGCTCACGGACGGCCTGGGTGCTCATGGCATCCCATCCGAGGGCGTCGGCGATGTCGTAGGCGACCTCGTAGCGCTCCTGGTCGGTCATGATCGTGTGTCCTCGGTCTCGTACCACCTGGTGCGTCTGTTGATGTCGCGCTCATCGGCGCGCTCCTGGTTGCGGCGGCGGAGCTCGCGACAGATAGCGGCGGTCTCGTTCTGTGGGACGTAGAGATGCACGGGCTGCTCGAGGATCTCGGCGAGGCGGGCGGCGCGCTTTGCGGTGTCGTGGTAGCCGGTGACGATGTCGATGATCTGGCGTTCGAGCGATTCGGTCGGCATGTTGCGTGCGGCCTGCCGGAGCTCGTCCGGGTTGTGGTAGCGGCGGCTCATGACTGCACCTCCTCGCTGATCTCCTCGATCAGGGCGTTAGCGAGGCGGGCGGCGATTTGGTAGAGGGCGATACCGGCGGCGTCGGTCATGTCTCCGTCGGGATCCTGATAGTCCGTGATGTCCTCGGCCCATGCGCAGAGGTCGACGAACGTCGTCCAACGCTCGTGCGTGTAGACGGGCACGGCGCCGTCGGCGATCTCGTGCGCGGCGTCGTCGCTGAGCTCCTCGTCGTTCTCGGCCGCGAACCTCGCTTGTTCGAACACGTCTCCGGCGACGTGAATGAGGAACTGCGCTCCGGGGCTTGTCCTCGTGTCCGGTCCGCCCGGTGCGTCGGCGATCTGGGCGAGGGTGTAGGGGTCTTGGTAGTCCTCGGGGATTTCGGTGATGGTGCCCATTGTCTGGCTCCTTGCGTGTGGTGGCTTGGCTCGTCAGCGCGCCGGTTGCCATCCGGTCGCGGACGGTCGCGCCCTAGTGACGCGACCGTTTCGCCGCGTCTACCGCTCTACGCGGTACGGGTCCGGGTGGCTGCCGATGGGCCGGTACTTGTGCCACCGGTCGGCCATGTCTGCGGCGTCGTGTGTCCGGCACTCCCGGATGTAGTTGTCCCGGTCGTGATGCAGTGCGGCGGCGGCGGCGTTGTTGCGGCGGACCGCGCGGGCTGATTCGGCGGCGAGCTGGGCGAAGTACTGCCGGAGTGGCTGCCGCTCGTCGTCGGACAGGACGCGGCCGACGGCGTAGGCATAAGTCATCGTCGCTTCGTTGGTGGGGTTGTGTCCCACTCCGCGTTCGTAGGCGCGGACGGTTTCGATGGCTTCGGCGGCGGTCATCGTCCGGCCTCCTGCGTGGGGTAGGGGTTGGCCCCGGCCATCCAATTAGCGAGGAACCCGGCCCATGCGGGCATAGCGTCTGATCGCTGGGCGTTGCGGATCCGGCGTGCCCTGAGGATTTCGGTTCGCTGGGCTTCGGGCGTGTTGTCCGGCAGGCGGCAGAACTGCCAGTGACTGGCCACCTCATCGGTGATGCCGGGGATGGTCCCTCGGTGGACTGCTTCGGTGGTGCTCGTGATTCGTTCGGCTGCGATTGCGGTGGGGGTGGTCTTCATGTCTCGGCTCCTCTGGCTTGGCTCTGCCCGGCAGGTTTGCCGGGCTTGTCTAGAGGTCTATCGGACTGCTGCCGTTGTTGTCAACCCCCGGTGTGTGATTGTTGTCTACTTTCGGTGCGACTTTACAATTCCCGCACATTCGCATACCGTCGGTGCGACATTCGACGGGGGGGGTGTGGTGTGGCTGAGTGGTTCCCGATGGCGGCGGACGTGTTCGCCGATGAGCGGGTGGCGGGGTTGTCTCCGGTGGCGTTCCGGTTGTGGGTGATGCTGCGGGCTTGGGCGTGCCGGGTTGAGTCCGGCGGCGTGGTGCTCGCCCCGGATGTGTCGCATGGGGATGTGCGGTGGACCCCATTTACGGCTAAACCGGGCCCAGATGCGGGCTATCTGGGTGCTACCTACGGGGTATCTGGGGAGTGGGTATGGCCCCGGATGCCGGATAAACGGGTGGTGTCGCAACTGACAGATGTCGGGCTTCTGGTGCCCGTTTCCGATGGATCTGGGTGTTTGGCGTTGTGCGACGCGGCCGTGTGGCGTGAGCGTGAATCCCGCATGTCTGCGGGGCGGGACGCTGCGAGGGCACGTCGCGTTTCCCGTGTATCTGGGGTGAGTGCGTCGCGTGACGGGGTTTCGCGACGCGGCGGCGGCGTCGTCGGTGATCGTGACATTCGTCGCGTCGCCGCACTAGAGGTAGAGAGAGAGAACGAAGTGAACTCTCTCTCTACCGACCCTAGTAAGGCCAACAGCAGGACCGCGCGCGAACCGCGCACCGACGGCATGAGGCGAGTCGACCTCGCCCCGCACTTGCAGCAACCCGACACGGACGGACTGAGGCCATACGTCCGGCAAGCCCTGATCACGGCACGCAACATCCGAGACCCCCGCATCCTCGAAGACCTCGCCGCCGACGGTGACCTGACCCCCACCGAACACGACGCCATAACCCGCGCCCTGGAAACCCGAAACCCCGAACCCCACCACAACACGCCACCCCACTAGCACACCAGGCGGGCCCGGCTGGGGGGGTCTGGGGGGCTTCGAGCCGGGCGGGCAAGGGTCTGGTTCGTGGCTGGCTGGGATGGGGGTGGCGGCAGGCGGGGAGGGCACGGTTACCTGCCGGGTATCGGTGGGATGGGCCGTCCGCCCCGTTGCTGCTGGGGTACGAGTTGACGGCGGGTGATCTTGTGCCCAACCCGTGCCCAACACACCCCACCCGGCACCCCATCCAACCGCCCCAGACTGAAACGTGACCGAGCACCCCACCCCACCCCCCGCCGGGCCGAGCTCACGGCCAGGGGCCCCATATTGATTCGGACCCATCGGGCGCTTGGGCTGTTTCTGGGGTTTGTGGAAACTGGACCCATCGGCCGCTGGTTCACTTTTCGTTGGTGGTGGAAACTGGGGTATGACACACCGGGGGTTGACAACTGATGCCTTGGTGTGGTTTGGTTGCTGCATGTGTCCTGTCGAGCCGTCTGGTGTGGAGTCCCGGTTGGAGCCGGTGGAGTGGGTGGTGCAGACGGAGGGGCGGGAGCGGGTTGAGGTGTTGGTGAGGGCGAGGTCGGTGGCGGGTCCGCCGGCTGGTGTGCAGGGTCCCTTGTTGTTTTGGGATGAGGCTCGGGTGGTGGCGGTGTTTGCGGCGGGGTCGTGGTTGTGGGTGCGGGCGGCGTCGGCGGTGCCGGCGTTGGGCCGGGTTGGTGTGATCGAGGAGGAGGCGTGATGGGTGGTGTGCCGGTTTATTCGGTTGAGTCGCTTCGGGTGGATGGGATGGATCCTGGGTTGTGGGATGAGTTTCGGAAGAAGGTGTTGACGCGGGCGGTTCGGATTCATGGGCCGTTTGTTGTGGAGACGTCGGAGGGTCCCCTTAGGTGTGAGGATGGGTGGTTGGCGGTGGATGCTCGGGGTTACCCGTATCCGATCGCGGCGGGTGAGTTCGAGCTCATCTATGAGCGTGTGGAGGGGTGATGGTTCGGTCCGCGAGGGACGCCCATGTGGACGGGCTGGCGCCTGGGGCGTCGGGAGAGGGTTCGAGTCCCTCCCGCGGAGTTGGTGGGTGCGTGAGCCGTTCGAGCGTTGCCGAGTCGTCGCCTGTGCCTTTGCGGGTGGCTGGCTTACGGCCGTCGTCCGGGGCCGGCGGGGCATCGACGGCGCCCCGGGATCTTCTTGACGATGATCACCGGTGGTCGTGGTGGTGGGGTCGTTTCTGGGAGTTGCGTCGTGTCGCTGCTTGTTGAGCTTGTCGGGGAGGTGTTGCGGCGGTTCGATGGTGAGTTTGAGCCTGTGGAGGACTGGTGGCTGGATGGGGCGGTGCCGGTTCACCGGGAGGAGGGGTTTGAGGTGTGGGTGGAGTGCGTGCCGCGGCGGGTTCCCTCCTCGCCTCCCGCTGCGGTCGTGGGGGCCCGTTGAGCGTTTGCTCCTGGTCCCCTGCGTGGGGTGTGTGTTGAGCAGCTTGGCGGCGCTGGCACACGCCCTTGTGGGGCCTCGATGATGGCGGGGCCCCACTTTTTCTGTTTTTGAACTGGTGGAGGTGTGTGGTGGGCTACGTCGGGTTGTTGTCGAAGCCGCTGCGGTCTGGTTCCGGGGCGTACGTGTACCGGGGGTATCGGGTTCGCAGGGCACCCGGTCCGGGGTCGGAGCGTCACCGCCGGTGGGTGGTGGTTGGTAAGGAGTCGGTGTTCGGTTCGTTCCCGTCGATGCGTGCGGCGTGTGAGACGATCGACATGCTGTACCCGCGGAAGACGCCGTCGTGAAGGTCGGGGCCATGACCGTCGACTGGTGCGTCGAGACACGCGAGGGAGGCGGGTGGGTGATCTTCGACGTCTTCATCACCCAGGGTGACGCGCAGGTCGCCGCCGTCCAGTTGCGGCGGCATGGCCTGCCGGTGCGCGTCGTCGGCCGGCCGGTGCCGCCGGAGCGGGTGTCGTTCTGATGCCGTACCCGCCGAAGGGTGTGCCAGCAGGCCACGACTGGTATCCCCCGCTCCCCCCCGCGCCTGATGACGATGAGGCGTGGACGGAGGAGGACATGGACGAGGTGAGGGCGCGCGCCGAGGCGAACGGGACGTACCTGGACGAGGAGATGTAGCCCGGCCGCTTGCCTTCCCGGTGTGACGTTGTATACCGTGAGTAGACAACTCGGACGTGGGGGCGCGGGTGCAACACCGGATTCTCGACATCGCGTTGGCGTGTGGCGGCACCGTCGTCGTGGAAGATGGCCGGGCCCGCGTGACGTTCGGTGGTGAACCAGGGATGACCGTCGAAATCTCGGCGAGTGAAGGGCTCCTGTTCGACCAGGCCGTCGCGAACCTCGAGATGGCCCTCGGCCGGCGCGGCATCGACCTCGTGAGGGGCGGGCACCTTGGCTGAACGGACCGTCACGGAGAAGGACGACGGAAGCGTCCGCGTGAACCGGCCGCCGACGCCACGGTCCCGGAAGCTGACTGCGACACGGAAGCGGAAGCTCCTCGCGGCGATCGCGGCGGGTAACACGTTGACGGGTGCGGCGAAGCTCGCCGGCGTGTCAGCGCAGACCGTGACGAACGAGCGGCGCCGCGACCCTGAGTTCGACCGGCAGGTGGATGAGGCGCAGGACGGGTTCGCCGAGCACCTCGAGACGGAGGCGTACCGGCGGGCGGTCACCGGGGTGCAGCGGAAGGTGTACTGGAAGGGTGAGTATTGCGGCGACGAGATCGTGTACGCGGACCGGCTTCTCGAGACGATGCTGCGTGCCCGCCACCCGAAGTACAAGCGTGACGACTCCACGAAAGTCCAGGTCGCCGTCGTACCGCTCACAACCGCGCAACTCGAAGGGCTCCGTGACCTCGGCCGCGACCAACTCGAGGTGCTCGAAGCCGCGGCCCTTGAGTTGGCGCCGGCGGAACGTGAAGCGGACGAGAAGCGTCAGGCCGGGTCGGGTGGGTGAGCAGCGGCCATGCCGGGAGGATCCGATGAGGACGCGGAGTGAGCGGGCCGACAACCGGAAGTTCGCCGCGACCGGGGTGGCGGGTTCTCGCCCCGGCGGCGGCGTCCCTGCTGGTGGGACTCGGAATGCCGATCCTGGAACTGTGGCGTTACGAGCGCGTTTCCGAGGTGGTGGCGGGCCTGTCGGTGTACCTGACGACGCAGGGACTCGGGCTCCTCGCGACGGGGAGGGTGCTGATGGTGGGGTCCCTTCTCGGGAAGGACGGCGACGCCGGAGCCTCTGGATCTTCCACGCCTGGTGTTTCTCCTCCGGCGTCGTTGCCGTGGTTGTCGCCTCCTGGTTCATCGCCACACGGTTCTAATGGGGACGGCGACGACGGGTAGCGGGCTTTCGTCCGCGCAGATCGCGGCTGCCCACCCGATCCTGATGGCCCGGTTCTGCAAGATCGTCAGGCCGAAGAAGGTGGAAGGCGAGGACGTCGAACTCCTCGAAGGGAAGCCCGCGCCCCTTGAACTGTGGCCACACCAGCGTGAGCTCCTGGACCTCGCGATGAAACGGCGGCGGGTCATCGTGCTGAAAGCCCGGCAGCTTGGGGTGACGTGGACGTGGGCGCTCATGGCCCTCTGGTACGCGCTCACCCACCCGGGTGCCCAGGTCGTCGTCGTGAGCGTCGGGGAACGCGAATCACAGTCGGTGATCCGCCGGATCCGGTACCTGTACGAATCCATGCCGGAGTCCCTGCGGCAGGTGTTCCGTGTCCTGCGGTTCACGAACGAGATGGTGGAAGTCGAACACCGGGACGGGAACAGCATCATCCTGTCCCTCCCGTCCTCGAGCACGGCGGGTCGCGGTGAGACGATCAACCTGCTCATCCTCGATGAGGGCGCCCACTGGGATGACGCATCGAACCGGATGGCGTCCCTCATCCCGACGATGGCGGACATCGGGCAGGTCGTCGTGTCCTCCACGGCGAACGGGATCGGCGGGTACTTCTTCGACCTGTGGGAGCAGGGCGAGACGATGGGGTGGCACCGCCTGTTCGCGGGGGCGGAATCCCGGCCGGACCGCGACGCCGAGTGGGTGGAACGCGAACGCCGGCAACTCGACCTGCAAGGCGCCGAGGAAGGGAAATCGAACCTTGGCGCGCAGGAGTACCCGTACACGCCGACTGAGGCGTTCATCTCGACGGGTAACTGCGTGTTCCCGACGGATGTGCTCGCCGACTACCTGACCAACTCGGTGCGCTCGCACCAGTGGCGCGGATCCCTGATGATGGACGCGACCGGGGTGCGCGCCGTCCCCGACCAGTACGGGCTGTGGCGGGTGTGGCGGTGGCGTGAACCGGGGCGCCGGTACCTCATCACCGGTGACCCGTGCGGTGGCGGTGGCGGCCTCGACTCCGCGCACATGGTCGTCGGGGACGTCCACTCGTTGGACCAGATGGCGTGCCTCCACGGGAAACCGGAACCGGAGGAGTTCGCCCGCCAGATGTACCGGGCCGGGTACATGTGGAACGACGGGCGTGACCCCGCGGTCATCGCCCCGGAAGCGAACAACGACGGGCGCGCCGTCCTCGCATACCTGCGGGAATGGGGGTACCCGAACCTGTGGGCGACGAAACGGTTCGACCAGCGCCGCGCGGAGGAGCGCGTCCGTGAGGGGTGGTTGACGACGTCGGCGTCCCGGCCCGTGATGATCGCCGCGCTACAGGAAGGGCTCCGGGAAGGTTCACTCGGCGTGCGGGACAAGCTCGCCGTCGGGGAGTTCCAACGGTTCATCGCGAACCCCCGGACTGGCCGGCCGGAAGCGATGGACGGGTACCACGACGACCGGACGATGGCGTGGGCGATCTTCGCGGCGATCGCACTGCGTGAATCCTCCGGTGTGGATGCTCCACGCCCGGTCGCACGGATGACGCCGTACCGGCGGGCGGGGTCTTCTTTGACCGGCTACTAACCTCAGTTGTATACTCCGGGTCGACAACTCGTCGCGGGGTGGCGCAGCAGCAGCGCGTCCGGCTCATACCCGGAAGGTCAGGGGTGCAAGTCCCTTCCCCGCTATCCACCGAATCATCGGGGGTCTGAATCGTGGGAACACTTCCGCCAGGGGGCATGGGCCCCGCGATGATGGGGCAGCAGGCAACGATGCCGGCGACGGGGCCCGCGTCGACCGATCCGGCGGCCCTGGTCCAGCAGTTCGTCGCGATGGCGACGAACGACCAGCAGGCCCTCGAGATGCAGCAGCAGATGCAGATGGCCGAGCTCGCTGAGGCGCAGAAGGCCGCGATGATCCAGGCGCTACAGGGGATGATTCAGGGGCTTGGTGGTGCGGCGCACGCGCCGGGTGGCGCGGAGGCCGCGGTCCCGCCGGCCGAAGATTACGCGGGGATGGCGCCGGAGCTTCCGATGGACGCTCTCGCCCAGCTTCCCCAGCCCGGTATGGGTGGCCGGGGGCAGGGGCCGATCATCCAGCCGGATGAGATCCCGCCGGAGTTCGGGTGACACTGCTCGCCAACAAGGAGGATCGGGACGAGATCGCGGAGATCGCCCGGGAAGACCTCCGCGCCGCCCGCGACTCCCGCCGGGAGATCGAGAAGACGAAGCTTCGGTCCTACAAGGCGTACGAGACGTGGTCGGACAAGGTGCTCGGCGGCGGCAAGGACAGTGAAACCGACGGGGGCAGGGGCGAGTTCGGCTGGTCGAAGATCACGGTCCCGATGCTGTACTGGGTGGTGGAGACGGAACTTCCCCGCATCGCTCTCGGCGCCCCGACGCTCATCGCGTCACCGAAGTCACCGAAGGCCGTGCCGTTCGCGAAGGCGAAGACGATGCGGTTGCAGGCGATGATGGCGGACGCCCGGGCGCGCCCCGCGATCTTCCGGGCGGCGAAGCGCATGTCCCTGTACGGGCTCGGCCCGATGCTGTGGTGGTGGAACCAGGATGAATGCCGGATGTCCGTCGATGACATCTCCTGGTTCGATTTCTTCATCTCCCCGGAGGCGCGCCGCTGGCAGGACGCTGAGGTTCTGTGGACGCGGGCGTGGTACACGGAACGCCAGCTTGAGGAGCTCGGGAAGCGGAAAGACAAGGACGGCAAGCCGCTCTACGACAAGCTCGATGAGGTGATCCGGGGGTCCGGTGACCCGTCGACCGAAGACGACACGTGGTATGCGCGGCGTGAGGCGCACGGCATGGGGTCGTCGGTGACGTGGCCGGTGCAGTCCGGCGGCGTGTACCCCCTGTACACCGGGTACTACCAGGACGGTTCGTGGATCGTGCTCGGCGGGTCGAACGGGGAAGTCCTGTGCCGGGCGGCGGTGACGCAGTACTGGCGGAGGATCCCGCTCGCCGCGCGGAAGCGTTTGGAAGGCGGGGAGCTCGACCCGGACGGGCCGAAGATGCGGCCGTTCCGGCCGATCGTGTGCCTCGGCAACACGCCGGACACGGAAGGCCCCTACCCCACCGGGTCCGGTGAGGTGATCGTCACATACCAGGAGGAGCTCTCCACGATCCGCCGGCAGGCGCTCGACCAGGTGACCGCGAACCTGAACTCCCCGATCGTCTATGACATGTCCGCCCTCGGTGAGGACGCGGACGCCCTCATCGACATGGCGTTCGGTGCGCCGGGCGGGAAGCTCGGCGTGAGGAGCGGCAACGACGTGAACACGGTGATCCGCCGGATGCCGCCGACGCAGTTGTCGATCGACGTGCAGGCGATGTCCGAACTCCACCGGACTGAGGCGCAGCTGGTCACGGGGATCTCGGATTACGTCGGTGGCCTCATGTCGCAGGGCGGTTTGGGGTCGAACACGACGGCGACCGCGGTGGAGCGGATCACGAACGAGTCGAACATGCGGTTTCGTTTGAAGAACGCCTTCGTGGAAGACGACATGCAGGAGGCCGCCCGCATCGTGGATGCGTGCGACCGGCTGTTCGGCCAGATCATGTACTTCAACCCGCAGAAGGACGGGTCGTTCGGTGAGCGTGACGCCGGCGTCACCGACCATGACGGCGGCCTGTACGAACTGTCGAATGAGATGAACGGGGACGAGTACGAGTACGACGTGAAGGTGGAGGCGGGGTCGTTGACGCCGCCGTCGCAGTCGCAGGAGTACCAGGATCTCGTGAAGCTCATCGAGACGGCGATGGCGGTGCCGCAGATGACGGCGAGCGTCCGGTGGCCGGAAGTGGTACGGGAGGTGGTTTCCGCCCTCGGGTTCGACCCGAACCGTGTGCTGCTCACCGAGCAGGAGGCGGTGGTCCAGCAGGTCGCCGACCAGGCTGGGGACGGTGAGACGCCGGTCGGTGCGCCGGAGCCTTTGGATGACACCGCGATGCCAGGAGGCGCGTGATGGCGATTACGAGTTCGGACATCAAGTACAGGCTGGCGACGACCGCTGGTTCCGCCGGCAATTCCCTGTCGCAAGGCGACCCGAATGCGTCGCTGGGGAAGTACATCTCCACCACGGACGTTGCGAACGCGACGCTGCACGCCTTGTTCGACGTCGTCACCGGCGACGAGAACGCAGCCTCCGACGTGGAATACCGGTGCCTGTTCATCTACAACTCGCATGGGACGTTGACGCTCGAGGGGCCGAAGGTGTGGCTGTCGGCGGAAACGAGTGGTGGGTGTAACGCGGCGATCGGCGTGGACACGACGGCGGCGTCCGCTGTTGGGGCGTCACCCGCGCAGGCCCTCACCATCGCGAATGAGGGGACCGCCCCCGCGGGGGTGACGTTCTCGTCGCCGACGTCGAAGGGCGCTGGACTGTCGCTCGGTGACCTGGCGGCCGGCCAGGTCCGGGCGGTCTGGGTGAGGCGGACGGCGACGGACTCGGCGGCCCTGGACAACGACGGGGTGTCGATCGCTGTTGAGGGCGACACCG